CATAGTACCATTAGCTGATATAGTAAAATTATTTGACTCTATAAATTGTATTAGATTAGCTATTGTTACTTCAGCTCTTTTACCTTTATGATTTTTAATAATCATAGTATCATTAGAGTTTCTAGCTTTTAAATCATTTAACCCTAATCTATTATTTCTATCATCCGCATCTATAATTCTACCTTTTAATGTTTCTTTACCTATATTTAAAGACATTATAATTGAAGGGTATAGTGAAGTTAAATCTTCATCAAACATATAATTATACACTCCTGCTTTGGGGCAGAATAGGTACCCACCAGCGTACCCTTTTTCTGCTTTACCATCTTTATCTTTAGCTGGTGGGATAATGTTTTTGCTAAGCAAATATGCAGAAATAGCCCCATCTTGAGTATTAGTATTAGCATATACCTCACTATAATTATGTTTACCCTTATGTGATAAGTTTTTTGATAATGCTATATACTCTAATTTTTTATCTAACTCAACTAATATTTTAACATCAACAAAGTTATACTCTATAAACTTATGAATGTTAGATTCAAATAATGAATCCAAATTACCTTCATATTCAATTTTATTTATACCCGCATATTTTTCTCCAATAGCATCTAGTTTCCATGATGGTTCATCCCTCCAACTAAATTTCTTATGTAAACGCATATAATCTAAAGATTCAACACCGGCTATTTGAACATATTGATCTTTAAACCAAGGTGTTTCTCTTACATAACCTATCGGGGATAAATGTCTAGCCCAATCTTCACCTAATACATTACACATTCTATAGTATAAATAAGGAATATCAAAATAATCACTATTATACCCTACTAAGATATCAGGATCAATTTCTCTAAATTTTTCTAAGAATTTAGCTAGTAATTCACTTTCTGATTTACAAGGTGTAATTTCCTTATTTTTTGCTTTAGTATGTTTAAGTTGATTTTTATTATCTAAAATTAAAATACCCCATTGATCTACTTGCCTATCATACCAAGCTATAGATGTAACTTTTTTGGGTGCATTTTGAATATATTCTACTGTAAGGGCATCTCCCATTTCAGTTTCAATATCAAAAAATAATTCTTTATGTGTAGTAGATACTTCATCATTAGTACCATATTTTTCAATAAGAAATTTTTGATGGTTTTTCATATCATGAAAATGGAGACCTGAATCATCGGGTCTCCATCTACTAGTTCGTCTTAGTGATTCACCATTTAAACCTATGTAATCACCTTCACCTTCAGGACATTCTTTATATGCAAAATTAGTCCATTCTACTTTTTCGTAGCCAGTGTCAGTCCATAAATGTATTAGATATTTGTTGTCTCCTATTTTTCTAGCAAACGCCTTTTTATACATTCTTTAATTCCTCTTTTGTAAAAAATCGTTTTAAATCTGGTCTAAAATAATTTATAGATTTCATTACTTTTTTATCTCGTGTTCTATAAACAACATATCTATTTCCTACTTTCTCAAAATGACATGGCTCAGCTTGTTCTTTAGAACGGATGGTGACAGTTTCCATTGCTTCCTTTTGAGTGACGCAAGACTTAGACATATTTGAGGCTTGTACTTCTTGATAGGCTGGCCATATCTTATCTTTAAGGCCATGTAACATAACCCCGTTCCCAAGGGAAACATAAGTAATATCACACAAAGCATCCAAAATTTCCACGATGTCTCCGTTTTGGCAAGCTTGTCTATATTCTTCCAGTTCTTCAAGTACAAAGTCGTATACGAATTGCCATTCCTTCTTTTCTGGTATTGTTGGTTCATAATTATTTGGTTTACCAAATGTGGTATTAAATTCTTCTACTTCATTAACAAAAGGTACATTATCTTTGTTAAATAATTCTAGTTGTTTACCCATTTTAAATTATTTCTTTTTTTCTTTCCTCCATTTTTCTTCTAGTAACCGTTTTACCACCATCAGGTGATTCATAAATCCAAGGTTTTTCTATTTTATTACCTTCTAAATAGCCTTGTATTGAAGGTGCTTGAGAGTTTTCCCAAGGATAAACTATCCATTCATTTCCCGTATGTTCTCTAGACCAAATATCTGGGGTAAAAACAGAAGTGTGGGGTTTATGAAATAATACAGCCGTAAACTGTCCAGGAGACTTTTTTAAAGTAACTCCACTATCACAAATATCATCCACTACTAAAGTATTTTTACCTATAAAATTTACATATGGTAAATCTAATTTATGAGATATTAACACTGCTGGAATTAATCCTCCCCTAGGTATTCCATAAACGGAATCTACTAAAGGTAAATCTAATGGGATTTTTTGGCATAATTCGTTTACGATATTATTTACATCACGCCAACTTAAAACTATTTTTTTATTACTAATTTTTAACATAACTTATGATATATGAATTAAACTTGACCATGTTTCATGAGAAACATCACTACAAAATTTACTATTTGGAGCTAATATAACTGAAATTGCATCATGTGAATGTAAAGATTCCTGATGAGAACAAATAACTCTAAAATCCTTTATTCTTTTATCTGCTATTAGTTGCTCATATATTAATCTAGCGGCATCCTCTACAAATTTAAGATAAGAACCATTTAATTCAGCAAATGCCATTTCATCTTCTCTTTTTACTACTACTTGGGTTTCAGTATTAAGGGCTCTATCACATATTTCTTGTAATTCTTCTATCCATACCATATCTTCAAATTCAATAGATATTCTAGCAACTGATCTTTGTGAATGAGATACTGTAGCCTTATTTCTATATTTTCTAGCATATTCAGCTAACTCATAAGAACAAGGGCAGGCTGATGAATAAACAAAATCAAAATGAATATATTTTTTTAATACACCTTCTTTATTTAAATCACCTTCCAGGGTAACATTATAATACTGATATCCTTCATTGTCTGATCTTAGAGATTTTTTAACTATAGGATATGAAAACTTAAGTGCAATTTTAGAATCAAACGTTTTTAATTTATCTTGATAAGCATGTAGTATCTCAGGTAGTTTATCAATACTAAAAGTATCATTTTTAAATTCATAAAATGATCTCATTATACGGGACATATTAATTCCCTTTTTATGTGCTTCTAAAGAAACGGCACCTGTAACCTTAGTTTCTAATTCTATACTACCGTTATCTCTTGTTTTATACTTTAGAGGTAATCTAAAATTATGAATACCTACCTGTTGTATGGCTACTGGAGAACCCTGAATTAATGATGAAGGTCCATTTTGTAAATCAGGAAATGTTTTAATATCTTCTTTTGTAGGTTTGTAATTGGAATCATATTCTCTATTAGGTTCAGTATAAAATATAGAGTGTTCATTATCTAATGGTTCCTCATAAGAATCTACGTCTCCTACCCATTCATATTTTTTTATAAATTTACTCATTTTCTAAATAATCTTTTAATTTATCAATTAATACTAATACATCATCTGGTTCCATAGTAATAGCACAGCATGTATTTACATTTTCTTCTATTTCCTCTAATATACGAAGAGCTTCTGACCTATCCACTATACTTCTCGTTTATCTTCAAAAGCAATAATATGAGGTCTCCAAGTCATCCTATAACCATTATCTCTAACCCAATCAAATAATACAGGATAAGATTTAAATAGGGCTTCCCTTGAATCCCCAGCGGGCATAAACCATACTTTATCAGGAGTAACCCCTAATTGAGCTATACAATCCATAATTTCAGCTAGGGCATCTTGATCTTTACCATCCCAAACGGGTTTAATATGAAAATCAGAATGATAATCAATTGATTGTTTTATTGCCTCATAATTTAACCTAAGTTTATTATGACGTTTAATCATTCTTTCATCTGTAATAGCACCTTGTGGTGTTTTTACCCCCAAGACTGGAACAGAATTAGAAAACTTAGGGCTAATAGATAGCAAATTAATAGGGTAATCTGTGGGTAAGAAATGACTACCTTCAGTTTCGATAGTAATAAATATATTATTTTCATGTGCAAAATGTGTTAATTCATTTACTAAAGCGGGATGCATAGTGGGTGAACCTCCTGTTAACATCATTTCTGATATATGAGGGTTATCCTTATATGCTTTAATAATGTCATTAAAATTATAATGTCCTTTTTCTGGATGGATACTTGTATACCAAGAATCACACCAACCACCTTCGCCAAAATAGCATCTGTGAGTACATCCTGTTGTTCTAATTACTACTGTGGGGTATCCTGCTCTAGATCCTTCTGATTGTACGGCAGTATAAATTTCTACAATCGGGAGGTTTTTTTCGTAATCCTCAATACGTTTTAGTTGCTTATGCATATTGTTAATTTTTTAGAGTGGTTTTTCATTCACTATTGTATTTTTATTCACTATAACTTGCTGCATTTTTACCGTGTTCCATAAATTTCACTCTCGTTACTCTTACTCTGTCCTCGGTTTCAGCTTTAACAAAACTATTTAATTTAGTATAAATATATTCAGCAAATTTTTCTGCGCCCGTAGCTGGTATTATTCTAACTTGTGCTACTCCAGCAGTACCCATTTGTTGAAATGCTTTTACTTCAGGATCATCCTCTGCTATAATCATAGTATGATCAAACATATAATCCATCCATTCTTTAGGAGATTTACCATCAATTTTAGTTTTAGCTCTTTTCATACCACCAAAGTCCCAAACCCAATTTCTATCATCTAAATCACCTTCAAAATAAACTTTAAATGATATTCCATAACCATGAACAAACCTACAATGTGTAGTAGTAGCTTTCCATTGACGGAATACTGTAGAAAAACCATCAAATACTTTACTAGATTGAAATTTACCCATTATAAAAATTTAATATTTGTTCTTTTGTTAAAACTCCTACTTTTCTTTTAATTTCAACTCCATTTTCAACTAAAACCATTGTAGGAATATTTCTTATACCATACTTAGCAGATAATTCGGGATTACTATCTACATCTACTTTTTGATAATTTACTTGACCAGAAGCTGATTCCATTATTGGTCCTAATGTTTTACAAGGACCACACCATGCTGCACTAAAATATAATATTTTTTTCATATTAAACTAATTCTTCAATTATACCAATTGCTTCACTAAATATAAGAACCCCTACTGCAATTGGCACGCTATATAGTAAAAGTCCATAACCTAATATTCTAATTCCAGATTTAATAAAACTAATTTGTTGATGCTTTCTTGCATCTGGTAATTCTTGTTTTTTCATAATTTTAAGTTTTGGTTGGCTCACTAGGGCTCGAACCTAGACTCTTCTGGACCAAAACCAGACGTGTTGCCAGTTACACCATGAGCCAATTATTAATTATGTTGGCCAATTTTGGTAAACAACCAAGGTCTTTGTTCAGGTCTTATAACAATTAAATGAGTTGTTTCTAAATAATATTTTAAACTGTAATTTTCTGTTGGTTTTTTAACATATAACTCATTATTTTTTTCTTTAAATTCTCCAGTTACAATTCCTTCCGGGGATGTTCTAATAAATATGGATTTACCATCTTTATTTTTTATCATTTCCAATATTTGTGCCCCGTCTGAACTTTTGTAAATGCCATAAATATTATCATGATTAGGATTACCTATGGTTGTTTGTGAAAAACTAAAGGTACTTATTAATGTTATTAAAATTAAAACTATTTTTTTCATTTATTTATTTTTGTTTTACATTATTCTTATAATCCATCCAAAACCCAATTGCTACTATTAAATTCATTCCTATTGATGATAATATTTCAATTAAATCATGGAAATTATGAATGGATAAATGGATATGCCCCACTACCCAAAAAGGGATAGCGAGGTTTTGACTTATCCATACTGTTAAAAAAACAATAAACTGTTTCATTAATTACTATATTCAGCTAGTACTTTTTCTACTGATGATCTAGCTACCTCGTAATCCACAGGACCAGTTTCGTCTTCATATTGAACAGGGTCTTTCCTACCCAAAGCAATAAATGCTTCAATTCGTTCAACAGACGAAGCAGATTTATAATCACTGTTCCCACTAGGATAAGGCTTATAACTAGTATTAGTTCTAGAATAGACTTCATCGAATTCAATTTTTAATTTAGCACATAAAACTTCTCCATCTTGTAAAATACCAAATTTATCAGTATTTAAATAAGGTGTAAAGTACCCTACTCTATCAGCTTCCCAATTACCAATTCTAAAAGCTGCATCGTCTGCATCTCTAAATTCTTGTCTACAATCAGGATAAACAGCATGATCACCTGCGTGAATACCTAAAGCGATATCACATGTTTCTTCTGTTCTATTTGCAATAGATAAGGCTACAGCTTGAGTAATAGAAGCAAACATTTTATTTCTATTAGGTACAACTGTTTCTTTCATATTATCTTGCTCATAGTGTCCTTCCGGTACATCATCACCTCCTGAAACTAATGCTGAGTCTAGTAAATCTACTAGTCCATCTAATTTAATTTGACGATAATTTACTTTATGACCTTTATCTGCTAGATAATTAATTAAAGATTGAGCTCTTTCAAGTTCAACTCTATGCTTTTGACCATAATCAAAAGAGATACCTGTCACAGTATCATATTCATTGATAGCTCTTAACAATAGGGTGCTGCTATCCATTCCACCACTTAACGAAACTACTACGTGTTTTGCCATGTTTATTTAAATTTAAGTTTTTGCCAGGTATTTCGCGTATAGGCTAACGCTTTATTAATTTTACATTTTACGTATAGTATAACATACGAATAAATAGTAGATATTCCAACTCCTCCTAAAAGAAGAGTTAAAAGATTTGGGTGCCAATGATCCCCACAAATGCCAAGTACATGTCTAAAAACCTCTGTCATAATTAGCTGATTTTTGGAAACCATTAATTTCTCTAAATAATGTAGTATTATGTAAAACCATTAAATAATCTACATCTTTAAATTTTACATCAAAATAATTATTCATATTTGGCTCAGGTTTAAAATTTAAACCATTTTCTTTATACATTATGTTTTCTAAAGCTGCCATTACAGGATTGGAAGTATCAATTGATTCAATTTGTGAATGATTATCATACCATCCAAATTCTTGTGGTACTGAACATCCCAATAAATGAAACTTAATATCTTTAAATTGATTTAACTTAAATAATCCCTGTACAAAACGTATTCTACCTAATGCTTTACTTATATAAGGATTAGAGTGTGGAAAAAAATCATTATACCAAGTAGCACCGTAAGATACACATAATTTTTTATATCCTAAATTAACTAATAAATTAGCACATAAATAAGCTTGATTCTTATTTTCACCCTGTATTACGGCTGTAATTTTAGTATTTTTAGGATATTTAAATTGTAACCAATATTTAGCTTGAGCTGCTGTTTGATGGCAATTCATCCAAACATCAGGTACTATAAATTCATCTGGTTTCAATTCATTAACCCAATAACGTAATCTTTTATGATTATATGCTTCTCCTAATTCATGGAGTGAATTATCCATAATTATATAACGACCCTTTGCTTTTGCATCCTTAAAATACTGCAAATATTCCTCATCTTTATCTAATAAATGAGGTAAACAATAGTCATAATCATTGAATTCGGGTGATGCTGTTAATAAACAACGGGGAACTTCATGAGATATTTTAATCATATTTTTTAGGACGTCCCCTACGGGAAACTTTAATTTGTTTTTTATACTTATCTTCTATAAGATAGTAAAGATCTATTAATTCTCCACTACATTTAAAAATCTCATTATAAACTTGTTCTTTAGTGCAACTAAAATTATCAGTAAAACCCTTTATTAATAATTCTAATTTATTATTTTCGTCTTTTTCAAAATCCTCTAATAAACGTTTTCTACGAGTACGTAATAATGAGGTCTTTTCAATATATTTTTGTATATCTTCATTACAATCTTTAGCTATATCATTCATTTCATGTTCACACCACATAGCCTGATAGTTAAAGTGTGAGTAGTCAAAATCTCCATTTAAAATACGATCACGAAACGAAGATTTATTACTTAATGGTTTATTAGGATAGTCGTACATACGCCACCATCTAAATTGGTTGTATTTTAACCTACGTAACTTAGAAAATTTTCTATCTAATTGCTTCCTTGATAATATGGGTTTAAAAGGTTTTTCCATTTAGTAAAATATCCACATAGAAATATAAAATAATATTGATAATATACTAACAAAAATTAAACTACCTAACCAATCTATAGGATTATTTTTAATATCTTTTATTAAATTTTTCATAACCTTTATTTTAATGCGTTGACTTAATTATCAACAGGGTAAATATACGAACCCTATTCCGGGTAACCAAATTTTTAATTAGAAATGTTAGTATTTTTTTTAAATCTTTCTACTTCTTGATTTAACCTATTCCATTGATCAGTAAACTTAGCATGTTTATCTCTTAATAAAATTAATCTTTTTAAATCTTCCGAATCCACTTTACCATCTTTATTTAAATCTAATTCATTATAATGATCACCATCATTTCCATTTTGGCCTATAATCTCCATCCTTTTTTCATCTTCTTCAGTATATTCTTTTTCAAAATTAAACCATTGGGGTGGTTCGTTTTTTAAAATGACATCTTTTTCCTTAGATTTTTCTTCATTTTTTATAGTATATTCATCTACTAATTTATTTCTTTTCTTAAAATAATCTTTAACTTGAGTTTTATTTTTAGAATAAGACTGAGTAAAAGCAAAATTAGATGCTATTACTAGGGATATAGCTAAGGGATCAAATACAAAAATTATAATAAGTAATAACCAATTAATAATTTTATCCATGGATATACCGGTTAAACCCGATAAATACTGCAGTGGTCCTAATTCTCCAGCTACTTCGTTATTATTATCTAATTCTAGCACTTGTAATTGAAACTTTTGAAGACTATCCGATGCTATTGTTCTTTTTTCTTGTGTAAGTTTGCGATTTTCTTCCTCAATATTAATTCTACTCTGCGCCATTCTAAGCTCGGTAGTAGAGATTGTTCGTCTAATACCCCCAGATACCGTGGTGTCTCGTACTTCGATGGACGAAGCTTTTGCATTAGATAAAGTACTAATATTACTAGATATTCTTTCAATTTCCGTATCATATCGATCTACATCATTTTGATAAAAATTAATTTTTTGTTGTATAAAACCTTTTTGGTTTTCAATAGCTGATAGTTTAGAGTATGTTTCTTGGTAAGCAGCACTTAAAAATCCGTAAATACCCATACTAGTAATTAATACTAATATAATAGTTGCTATAGATAAATAAGTTCGTAATGTTTTATTAATTGTATCCCAATACTGGTATAAAAGTGAAGCTGTAACTAATTTAGCAAATTCTAGAGATCCCGCCATTATAATTACTTCAAAAGCAGCACCCGCAAAAAGTTTACTAAGGCCACTAACCGAGTAGAAAGCGGCCGAAGCAGAAACTGACAGGGCAGAAAATCCTATAAGGAATGGAAACATTCCTTTTTTAATGTTTTTAAGCATAATTATAAATATAGTAAAGAATTTAAACTAAGGCAAATTACTTTCTACTTCCCTTATGTTTATCTATAGAATCTAAAATTTGATTAAGTACTTCTCCTTTTATAAAACCAGCCATAGATGCATTTTTTAAAGTACTTATTAATTGAAATATAACTAGGGGCATAAGTAAAGTTTCACTTAACCATCCCGCTCCAGGTATGCTTTTTTCTATAACTAATATTAAAGTTAAAATTAGTATCCAAAAAACTAGTGTTTTTAATATTTTTATAGCTTTATAAGTTTTAAATCCCTCTCTTTTTATACCTGCTATTATACCAAAAAAACCATCTACAAATACTAAAGATATTATAGCTAGATATTGTTCCGCATTTTCCATGGTTAGTTCCATAAAATATGAACAAATAAACCCTAACGACATGCTAGTTAATAGTATTATAGTTTGTGTTGTTTTCACTTATTATTTATGTCTTATAGCAGTGTCAAAATCTATATATTTGACCCTTACTTTTTCTCCTGATTCAATTGCTTTTGCAACTATAGGATAGACTCTTTTATAAGCATCGGTTGAAGCACCAATGAAACCGGATTTACTAACATTTTGTTGAGAAGTATCTCCTAATAGTAAACATCCAGCAGTATGTTCATCTGTATTTCCGGTATGCCAAAGTATCCATCTAAAATTAGGTACATTTTGCACATGAATCATTCCTTTATGGAATTTAGTACCATATTTTTTAGTGTATCTTCCGTGATAACCTCCTTCTTTTCTAAGTTTTAAATCATAAATACCAGCAGGAATTCTGGTTTCAGCCATAACTTTAGTATCTCTAGCTTCATCTTCTAAGGTAAAACACATAAATTTTCGCTTACCATCACTTACATTAAATAAAATACCTAATGTAGAATCATTTTGAGAGCTAAATCTTAATACTTCTAATTTCATAACATTAAATTTTACCAATCATCTCCATCAATATTAATACTAATATCGGGTCTGGAATCTTTTTCCGGTTCTGGTTCTGGTTCAGCAGGAGGTTCCGGTGCTGAAGTTCCTTTTTTGCCAAATATTTGACCAACTTCTGCTATACCAAAACAACCTAAGGTAATAAATAAAAATGAATCATAAATAAACTCATTAATTACTAAATCTTTACCAATGCCATCCACTTAGTTTTTAATTTATTAAACATATGATAACTTTTTATTAAAACTCATTTATTATACATATTATATTAAAATGCACTCATTACAAGTTCATCAATATAATCTTGCACATCTTCCTTAGTAGTATCCATCTTAAAACTTAGATCAGCTTGATATCTTACCACCTCATCTCCGTCTTGAAACACAATAATTGTAGGAACTACTACAACTTTATATTTACCAGCATCTGCTGGAGTAGCACCAATATCATATTTTTCTATTTCACAGTCGGATAACTTATCTATCCATCCAATACCATTAGCTTTATTCCAACCAGCATTAAAATATTTTACTTCTATCTGACTAAATAAGGGGAGAGAAAAAATAAATAATAGACCACTAAATATAAACTTTTTCATATAATTATCTTAAATCATCAATCTTTTCTTCAATACGTTTCATGTCTTCCTTAAGTTCTTTTACATCATCTTGTGTAGTCATGATAGTTTGACGAATCAATTGATCTTTCATATCGTATTCCATTCTAGTAACATCAGGGGGAGGAGCTACTGGGAGTTCTTTAGCTTCTTCTATATCTGCTTGTAAAGCAAACCACATTCCAACAGCAGAAGCTATAACAAAAGCTATACCCACTAGGGATTGTATACTAATATTAAAACTAGTGTTTTCACTTAATTCTTTACTTTTTGCCATTTTTATTAAAAAATTATGTAATTAATACCAACTGAAAAATCATGCCAATTTCTATTCCAGTATTGGTAATATGTTCCTTCTGCGAATAGTCCAAGTGATTTAGTTAATTTATGGCCAAAAATTAAACCACCAGAATAATCTATCCATTGTCCTCCATTATAATTATGATAAGAAAAATCATCATTTGTGTTAAGATGATAAGGCATTACATTACCCCAACCATGTAACCAAAAATTTTTAGAATATTTATAGTAATCAAAACCTAAAACTAGGGAATATTCTAACCTTAATGGGGCTTCATCTTGTTTTCTTTCTACATATTCTTCTAAAACTTGTGGAATAACTACTCCCTCCCATATATCAGTACTAGTTGCAACAACTGTACCTGATGGGTTGTAATAAATTTCGGAGCCGGCACCATCAAATTCAACAGTATATCCTTCTTGAAGGGCTAACCAAGTATAATGTAAATTACCATTACTTAACATCCATTCTTCTAAAGGATCATATCCATAAGGTTGAGAAAGTCTTTGAGCGGTTCCAATGTTAAATGAAAGTTCTTTAGAAATATTATGTTTATATCTTTGGGATGCCTGAAAGTATTCTATATCAATAAATCCTCCTACTAAGTATTCTACCTTAGCAACCCAATCCTTAGCAACATATCTTAAAAAATGATGCTGATCCAAATATTCAATACCTTGTATTCTTCTTAAATCACCTTCAAATAAAAATTCAAAACCCTTAATACGTCCTAAAGTTGCATTATCTGAGTAAGAATCTTCAGTACCATTATAAAATACATTTTCTCTATTTTCGTATTGAAATCTAGCTATTTTACGGATACCTACTGACAAGTTATAATCAAATGGTGTTTTTACAACTCCCTGAACTAAAGCACCTGTGTTAACAGAAAATAAATTTCTATCAGATAAAGAAGTTCCACCATTTACTGCGGCAAAAATAGTTGCAAATTTAAAAGTTTTTTTAAGTTCTTTTTTAAATTTTGATTCAGTTTTTTGACTAAAACCTAAAAATGGTATTACTAAAAGTAATATTAATAATTTTCTCATTTTATTCTTTAATTATTCTTTTATTAAATACTTTTCCTTCAGTGCTAATAGATAAGAAATAAATTCCATTTTCAACATTTGTTAAATCTAATATTTCACTTGTAGAATCCTTAATTATAGTTCTTCCAGTTATATCATAAACTGAATATAATATGTTTACATTGGAAGCTATATTAATAATATCTTTAGTAGGGTTAGGATAAACTATAACTTTACTCATATCTCTATTAAACATTCCATTAATATCAAACCCTTCAGGAAATCCATTTTCGCAATAGTTATAAGTTTGTTGGCAAATTGCATCCCATTCATTTTCACAGCAATAACTATCAACATCAATTACCCAAGCATAACATTGATTGTTAAGCCAATAAGGATTACCCGGCCCATCTATACAACCAGCATCGTATAAACAAGAGTCTGGGTCTGAAACGTT